TACTTGCCTTTCCAATCATCTTTCTCGTAGTCCTCCAATTTCTTCCGGAGTTCTGGGACTTTCTCTGCGTCTTCTTTGTATTTAGTGATCTCGCCTTTTAAACCTGTAACGGTTGCAGAATGTTCTTCGATGATTGCGGAAATCTGTTCGTCTGTAAGTGTCATGCTCTTTAAAAAAGCTCTTGTTAATGCCATTTGATTGCTCCTTTTCTTTGAGGGATTTCTTTCCCTAAATGACTTTATATGTAAATCACATTACTTCGTGATTACTTGCTAAATAATTTTGCAGCTTTAAGGGATTTTGTCCCAAACTTGCCGTCAATTTTTAATTTACATTTCGATTGGAAAATGCTAACCGCATCTTCCGTCTTTTCGCCGTATTTGCCGTCAATTTCTAATTTTGAGCCGATAGCCCAGTTTAAAAACTTCTGCAATTTCTCAATTTCTTCCCTTGCGTTTTTTAACACTGTAATGCCATCTAAAAACGTGTAATAGCCTCGTGGTGGCAATTTAGGGAATTTCCCGGTGTATTTAACCTTTTTGGCCGTTTCTTCCTTTTGTGCCGCCGCTGGAAAGTCGTGATATAAAATATTTAAATCAAACTTGCCGCCGTTGCCGGTTGAAACCTTGGTCGGAAATACACCAGAGCTGGTATACTGCCACGCCATAAGGTCATCTACGTTTGCAGGTTTATAAGATTTGTTTGGTGTCGCTTTAAACGCCATGCGGTTATAGCCTTTGTAATAACGTGCAATCCACCAGTTTTTACACTTAACTTTGTTTTTATCAATATGCTCCGAAAAGTATGATTTGCCAGTGTAAACGCCGAATTTATACCCTCTTGACTCAACGACAGTCTGTGCCGCGTTGATGATTGATGCAATCATGCCTTTTGTCAGCTTAGCCTGCACTTTGTCCTCGATATCAAACCAGACGCCGTATTTAAAATGCTTTTTGCTGATCTTGTCGAGAATGTCACACACAAGCTCCATGTCCGACTTAGCTTTTGCCGTTGTGGTTGCGTATGTGTAGTTGTATACGCCCCATGGGATGTCCAACTCCTCGCATTTTTTGTAGTTTGCCTCAAACTTCTTGTCTTTGCCTAAATCTTTGCGGATAATCTTAATGATTGCACCATCGCAACCGTATTTCTTTACTTTCTTCCAGTCGATTGTGCCGTTGTATACTGACACGTCAATAATTTTCTTCTGCGCCATTTTCTCATCCTTTCCATCTCAGCACATATAAAATCTTCTGATTTCCGTTGATGATCCTATGCATCTTTTTATATGTTCCGCCTGCTTTTCCTGTGTTAGTGCTAGCCTTTCCGGCATCCCACCAGACCATTTTATTACTCTCGTTTATTCCTGCAAAAATATTGGTATGTAGGCGGTAAAAGCAAATGTCGCCGGGCTTTAATTTGCTTTTATAATCCCGGGGTAATTTATTTACTTTTATCAATCTATATCGTTTTGATATAGCCGCTTTTGTTCCTGCGCCCTTATAGACAACTGTTCCATTCCTGTTGCAATAAAACAGTTGCCCCGGTTTGAGGATGCCTAATTGCTGCAGGCAATAGCAAACATATGATGCACAATTACTTACCTTTTTCTTCTTTGCGCCTGCCCAGCTATTCGCCACATTCTGCGAGTATTTAAACTTTTTATCAGTAAAATACTCCGCCGTTTCCTTTGCCTTGACGAGCAAAGACAATCTGTCCATTATCCCATCGCTCCTTTTAATTCATCTGCAATGATTGCTGTGTATTCTTTTGCGTAATTTGCCGCCGCTGGTTTTAAATACGGCTGCGCCCTCTGACCGTTTGTGATATGCCACCGTCCTTTATCATCCTGATAAGTCCATGGAGTCTTTCGTCCTCCCTTGTAATACACGCCAGTTCCTAATTCTACATAGGCGGCATATTCTTCGTTGCTGCCTATTATCTCAGTGAGATTTTCCAAGTCGGTCCGATGCGTAATACTGTTTCTCAATGCGCCTGTATCGACCGGGCAAAGGTCTTTTGCGTGCCCCTCTGCGGCGGCTCCTGCCTGTTCTAACGCCCTTGCAAGTGCCATAGTGGTTTTTAAAATTACCTCATCTACATGGCTTACAACATCAATATCCGCCATCATATCCGCCCCCTTTGCGATGCTAACCATTCGTAATAGGTCATGTCTTCTACGACTTCGTTTCTGCCTGTTTCCAGATTTTTAACACGTATCATTCGTGGTTGTGTCAGTTCGGTAGGCAGTGCAGTTCTTTGTGTGCAGCGACAGTTATAAACTTCCGCCGGAATTCCACTCGGGTCTCCCGGATACATAAGACCGTTTGAGTACGCCATGTTAAACGGTACTTCCTCACCGTCTAATGCTCTGTGACTGTCTCGTGTTCTCAAGTCCTTTGTTGCTGTCCAGTGTTTCACTACATCAATTCCCATCTGGTAGGCTTCCTCGTATGCTGCCTGCCTGCCCCCGTTCTGCGCTCCTGTAAACGCTGTACGGGCATTTCTTACTGCGGCAGCATGATTCATACCTGTAACGTCCTGAAATCGCCCTGCGAGCTTTTTTATGCTGTCACCTTGTAAAATTCCTTGCAGTAGTGCATTTTGCAATTTCTTCTTGTTCCAATGCACATCCTTGCTTTTTAGTACCCTTCGAGGCGGAAGAATCTTTTGTTTTCTGACCGTCAGCTGTTTAACTGTGTGTTCGTCAACTAAATTAAAAGCAATATCTCCGATCTCTTTTATCTGTCTGTCAGGTACAAGAGATTTAATCATGTATGCCTCGAAATTACGATTGAGGGCAATAACAAGGGGGGTCTTTTCGTTGATATATGCCGCGGCAATCTGATTTGATTCTGCCAGCCTCCGAGCCATGTCCTCACGCAGTGCTTCCCACCTCTGTCCCCTGCCATACTGATTCATCAGCCATGCTTCAAATTCTTTCTTGGTGTACTTTCCTGCCTGGTATGCCGCATATTCTTTGGCGTACCGGCGGGAGAATTGTTTAAAATAGTTTCTCACTTTGCTGTCAAGCTCTTTTTCAGCCTGCCTATATACGTCTGCTAGCCGTTTTTCTAGTTTTTGCAGTTCCTGCTCTGTCCACTTGTCGGATGGATACATAGTTATTCATCCCCTTCCGGGTTATCTTCCGGCGTATCTGGTTCAGGTGGCTCTGTGTAGCGGTTATATGATTCTTCATCCAGCTTTTTCAAAATGTCCGGCACTTCCTCTGGTGCGACAAACGGTAATTTTTTCAGGATGGTTTCTTCATCTAGATAATTAGCCGCCTCAAGAATCATATCTGTACGCTCTTTTTCGTTGCTGATTCTGTTTCGCTTAAATTGTGGTTCGTCGTCAATCCCTGCAAGCTCCAGAATCTTCTCGATCGCATCGCCTACGAAGTACTCAAAATCATCTGCATTGTCGTCTAGCGGCTGGTATGCCGCGTCTATATGGTCATTTGTTGCTCCGGCGGCTATGGCGTGTACATCCAACGCCCCGAAGTCCTCATAAATTTCTGACCGCATCTGCGTGAGAAACTCTTTTCTGGCGGTATACGGTGGCTCTTGCGTGTATGCCTGTACCTGCCCTTCCTCAGCCTTTGCGATGTGTTGAAACTTGAGCCGGTCTCTAAATTCCGCCAGCTCATCGTCTGTCATGCCGTCAGCGTTAGAGATAAGCCAATACATCTGCGCACAGTCGTCTAGATCATTGGCAAAACCACTTTGTACTGCGTCATATGCATCAATCTTTGACTGCATCCCTCTCAGAGTGCTTATATGTCGTTTATTCCCAAACATCGGCACGATAGGGAGACTACTATAATTTTCTTCTCCGATAATTTCGGGCTCCAGATTGTTCGCAACCTCAATCCTCTGCCTATACGCCCGTTTGGGAGCGGTCTCTTTTAATTCTCCAAATTTGCTTTCTGCGCTGTAGGTTGTATAGCCATCTATTTCGTATAGCACAACCTTAAACGGCTTCTGTTCGTCCAGTTGCCAGAATCTTATGCCTGCCATCAATGCCCCTGTGTCCTCATCCCACATCGGGGCGAACTGTGTGAGGGGAAATTCATGCACGTGGTCCACATTCCAAAAAAGGAAAGATTGACCGTGAATCAATGCGTTGTAAGCCGCCTCCTTAATCCGTCTGTCGAATTGTTTGCCTAGCTTGTCTTTTTTAATGCTCATATCGTTAAAAAAGACGCCGTTTCCTAGGCTGTACGAACAGCGTTGTGTATTTAATTTGTGAAAGAAATTAGAGCATATCTGTGCGTTAGACGAAAAATTATCTATCTTTTTTTGACCTAATAGAGTGTAATAGATGCGCTGGAACTGTAAAATAGTCTCATTTTCCTGTGCGTCATACTTGTCCGCTTTTAACGCCTCTTTATATGCCCCTGTGCTCTCATGGAATTTTATAAACTGATTTATAAATTGCCCTTTGTCTTTTGCGGCAACAAAATCTTGATATGATAGATACATTGTTATCACCCTAGAATTGATTTGTATTGTCTTGATTGACTGCGCTTGACGAGTTTTTTTGTTTTTACAAAATACCTGATAGCGTCCATTGCGTGGTCTGACTGTTTTATAACTACATCCCTGCCTTTGTCGGCCGCCGCTGGGTCCCATGCGTAGATACCAAACTCCTCGATCGTGTGTGTGCAAGACGGGTCAAACGATAATTTGTCTTGTGTCAACATCGTCTCAACGTCTGCTATCCCATCGTTAACAGTGTTATCTGCTTTTTTGACTTTATGCCCTTTGCTACGTAACTCCACGATGAGAGCGGTGGCGGATGGGTCAACGATCACTAAATCATCTTTCTGCCCGCTTAGCGTGTCCTCTAGTCCTTTTACTAGCGCACTGACTGTCTTCATGCGGTTGTTCTCCCTGCCTGAATAGTAGTACTCTTTTATGCAGTGCCAGTTGCCGGTATCTACTCTTTTCTGCCAGATCAAGAAGACGGTAGGGTTCTGCATACCAAAATCACTGCTCACAATTATCTCTCCGCTGGTCTTTGCCTTACAGACGTGCCTTTGCTCTGAAAACATATCGTACACAGGCCCTTCTGCCACTGCCCATTTGCCCAGTATGTAGCGTTGGTACCTGTGCGTCCCTGAGTACTCTTTTATCAACTCGTCCACTACCGCCGGAGGCAGGCAGCCATCATGTATGTTGTACGCCTGTTGGAATATATCGGCATCGGAATCTATAAATCCTTTAAACCAGTGCTTTGGCCCCGCCGGGTTGCACGTACCGTCAAAGTGACTGTGTGACGTTCTGAGACGAGATTTTAACATCTCAAACACTTCTTGATTCCACGTCGTCACCTCGTCGCCATAAGCATACTCAATTGTCGCTCCCTGTATCCTTGCAACGTGCTTCTTGTTATCGGCACCTAATGCATATACTTTTTTGCCAAATAGCTGTACTGTGTTGTCACTGCGTATTTCGCCAACTAACTCCTCACCCCATATCTCTCTCATAGGGTCAAGTATGTTTCGCTGTAACGTGCCTCTGGTGTTTCCCAGCATCACAGCAAGCCCCAGTCCTTTTAGATGTGTCAGGCGTTGAGGAATTACGACTGCGTAGTCAACAAAGGATTTCCCGGAGCCTGTCGCCCCGGTCTTTACGTTCCAACGGCGGTTACAGCCTTGCAGGTATTCTGCCTGTTTGCTAGTCAATGGCACTATCGACACCCCCAAGGATTTCAATAGCTTTCGCCAGTGCTTTATCACTTGCACTCTCTGACTGTGGCTTATCACGCCATTGTTCTGGTTTTCTGTTCTTTAGCCAGAATATTTGTGCTGTCGTATCTGGCGCAACGTGCTTCTTTGTTACTTTTCGCTCCGTCATTACTCCGCCTTCGTACTTTTCACTCGTCTCCTCGTAGCTATACCCCAGTGCCCGTTGTAATAGGCTTTTTTCCACCTGCCTGTCCACAACATCTTTCCCCTTTTTTAAGGCATCGGCTAAAATTGGGAATTTTTTCTTCCATGTATACAAGGTATCTGGATTAATACCGATGTTTGCCGCGATCTCTTTGTCTGTGCATCCATCTCGTGCCCATCCCTCTATCTTAAGCAACCCTTCTTGGGTCAGCCACTCCTGGTATTTACTTATCCCATTTTGGGGTCACCTCCTAAATACAACCATAACCCCGTAATGGATTGTTTACGGGGTTATATGAAAGGAAAGAAAATATGAAAAAAATCGTTTACATCAGTTGCATAATGTAACCAAATACAAGCATAAGGAATTGCACCTTAACAGCCGCCGGGGTAAGACTAATAAGCGGCTGGTCTCTAAACACTTGTAGACCCCGCAACCTGTATGGGACACAAGGCACCGTGGGATAGGTGTCTTATGTACTCTCTTTTACGCGGGTGAGAGTTTACACTTTTACCACAAAAAGATAGAGGAGGTTATGTCTCACAAAAAGTTACCAGTACTCGTCCGCACAAGTGTATTGTACGGCATTTTTTAAGCCGTGTTAGACAAACATAAAAAAGAGAGGGAGATAATTCTCCCCCTCTAATATCCTGCATATTTCCCAGCCAAATTGGCGAAAGCACTAAGCCATCTGCGTATAGTCATTTCTGCATATCCGAGCTTATCCGCCGCCCCTGCTATCGTGTATCTATCCTCAAAATACACCAGTTGCACAGCTTTCATTCTGTCCTCACCGTTGTCCATCCCCTCTGTTTGCTTTATCGCCTTGTTAATAGCGTACATCCATAGGGCTGACTGGGCTGTATTTTCTGCAATTAACTTATCTGGGTACTTTTTTACTTGTTTGACTGCGTGCCCGTACCAGTCGTGTTTCGGATTACTCATTTTTTATCCTTTCTGCAATAGCTCTTATTACATTTACAGTTACGCCGTTTCCTGCTTGCTTATATAATTGACTATCAGAATTAACAAACTCTGCTTTTTCAAAATAGTCATCCGTCCATCCTTGCAGCCTGAAACATTCTTTCGGTGTCAGTTTCCTGATTGCTATGTAGCATTGATATTTTTCATACCAGACCGCATATACGGTCAACTCTTCTGAAACTTGCACAAAAATCCCTTGATTGCAACTGGTATCTAATGTATTTGCAACATCACGTCCAACTCGCCCTCTTCTTGTTTTACTTCCTGGAACTGATAAATTCACGTTATCAATGCCTACTCTACACTCGGAATAGCCTTGCTTTGTTGCTTCGGCTACTTTTATGCCCTGCGAATCAATAACTCCAATCGGTTCAATCGCCACTCCGTGTCTATCCTGTCCAGTAAGTGTAAACATCGGCTCACCATTTTCTTTGAATCTCCGTCCATTCTGACGCTTTTCTGCTCGGTCAGGTGTTAAAACTGGAATTGCAATACCGCTATTTTGCGCTTTATACGTTCCACATCCTTTTTGATATCTTGCTTGCAAGCATCTGGCAATGCTAGTTGTTTCTGTTCCACTGTTGCACAAATCTATAAAACACGGCAATGCTACATGATGCCCTCGCCCACCACCTTGACCAGTATCAAGAGTTTCTGTAATTCCATCAGGTGCAAATACCTGCGTATTTTTTCTGTATCCGTCTTTGTGATCAATTATTTGAATACTATTTTCTCCGTCTGTTCTTTCGACAGGAAATACTTTTGCGGTACTTCTCCCTCTAAGATGTCCGATAATGAAGCACCTTTCTCTGTTCTGTGGCACTCCAAAATCTTTGGAGTTGAGCACCTGCCATTCTGCATCATACCCCCTCTGCTCCATTTCAATGAGCAGTCTGGCGAAATCCCATCCTCCATTAACACTAAGCAAATTCTTAACGTTCTCAACGAAAAGGTAAGTGGGTCTATTTTCTTCTTCGAGTTGTCCGATAAGGTACATAACTCTAAAAAACAAGCTTGAACGGTTCCCTTGAAATCCAAGCTGTTTTCCTGCAACTGAGATGTCTTGGCACGGGAATCCGAAACACCAGCAATCTGCTCTTGGAATGTCTCCGGCATATACTCTTCTAATGTCATTTGCGTACCACTCTCCATTTCTGTATTCCTCCTTTAGTATTTCTTTTTGTCGCTGTTTCAACGGCATTTTATTTAAACGTTCTCTTTGCTCTAATGTAAGCAGGTGCATTGATGTGTAACTTGCGGTTGCAAATTTATCAAATTCGCAAAACCCGACGCATTCATGCCCCGCTAATTCCATGCCTCTGCGGAACCCTCCGATTCCGGCAAACAAATCAATAAACTTCATTTTCTCTCCTCTTAAATATGCTCATGCGGTTCGACCGGTTCCCAGTGTTTTTCAGCCTCCTGCTCAATCAATCGGTTATACTGCTCCACAAATTCGTCCTCGCTTATTTCACCCTGCATGAATTTTTCTGATATGATCATGTAGGTGTCTGGTTTTGTTGCGCCATCATCTTTGCAAGATACCATTTCTTCATCTCTTTCTCTTTTTCTATCTGCATTTCGGTAAGTTCTATTTCATTATCCACCGCCTTGACTGCATTTACAACATACCTCTGTTCTTCCTCCTTTTCGTGCCAGTCAAGTACGAAATGTTTTAATGTTTCAAATTGTAAATTAATTGTTGTCCGGTATTTTCGCAAAAACTCAGGAAACTTATTGCAGATAGCAATGTGCAAGTAATCCGCGCAAATTCCTTCGTTTGGTTCAAACACTGCGTATCTTGTATCCAGTGTATTGTCATTTTTTAATTGGCCTACATACTCATCCGCAGCACTTAATTTTACATAGCAACTCCCTGCCGTATATATTTTTCCAGCCACCGCACGTTCTACTTTGCATATCTCAAAAATATTGACTTTTTTACATTGCATTTTCATAATCCTCTAATGTCATTTGCCTGAAAGTATTTCTTGTATTCTGCGGCTTCAGCAATTTTCTATGTTCTTTCATAACGTTCATATCCCCCTTGCTACCTACCAGTTCCCCCAGCATTTCGTACAGTTCTTTTCTAGTTTTCCTCTCTTCATTTTCAATTTTTTGCAGTTCTTTAAGAATCGCTTCCGCGTCTGGTAGAGGCTCTGGTTCAAACATATCTACATATCTTGGGATATTTAGATTGTAATCATTATATTTTATTTCCTGATAAGATGCTACGTAAGCATATTTTTCTGCATCTTTACGTGTAAAAAAAGCATCGGCGACATCTCTTATCTGCTCCTGCGACATGTCGTTTTGTGCTGATTTCTTTTCAAATCGTCTTGATGCGTCAATGAAAAGAATATCTGGGGAATTTTTTTCTAAAATTAGTAAAAATACTGGGATTGCTGTATTTAAAAATAACTTATCCGGTAATCCAATTACAGCACTAATCCAGTGCTCTTTAACAAGCCATTCTCTAATTTTTCCTTCTGCCGCTCCTCGAAAAAGGACACCATGCGGAAGTATCGCAATCAGTCGTCCATCATCTTTTAAATGTTGTACACCGCGCAGTATAAATCCGTAATCGGCTTTGCTTTTCGGAATTTTATGTCCCATGATTGGCATCTCGTCCGCTTCTGGGAATTTCATAGAGTATGGTGGATTCATAATTACATTATCAAAGCATCCCATTTCTTCCGGTTCTACTTGTTTTGGGATACTTATATCATTATTTTTTTCTAAATGATATGTTTGCATTATATTTCCCCGTAAACAATCCGCCCGGCTAATACTTCCTTCCAATCCATCAATGCAGGCATCTAGTAAGGCAAATGGAATCGTACGCTCACTAAATTCCTGTTCGCATATTTTTATGCCATGCTCTTTTGCGGCTGCCTTGCTTAATGCTCCCGTTCCAGAGCACATATCCAGTACACTGCCCGGCTTCATCATTTTTGCGACCATGGCGCAGATGCAATCCGGTGTAAAATCCTGTTTTAAAGTTTTTCTGTCTCCCTGCTCTTGCTGGAATATATCCCGGATGTCATCGTGCGTACTTTTTTTCACTAGCCTTATGATACTTTCTGCATTATCAGACAGTAATGCATCCATAATTGCATCTGGAAGCTTATATGATTCGGATACATGAAATATATCAAGTAAGGTTCTCTTCGAGTCCATAAAACCACTCCTTTCTTGCACGTTTCAATTTATCTATTCCCCCTTATTCTTCCGCACGCTTTCGTCCACTCCCTCGCAAATCTCTTTTCCGCCAAGTCGCTTGGGAAAAGCTTTGTTTTTTTGTTTTTGTATCCTCTGTTTCTCAGCTCCCTTTCTACGGCTTCAATTTTCCCCCTCGATTTGGGTATTTTACGCAGTTCGGTCATTGCTTCCCTTAGCTCCTGCTCTGTACATTCCATCAAGAATGTAGCTCGGTCAAGGCTTGGTATTTCATATAATTTTTTCGCTACTTTGTTTTGTATTTTATCAAAGTCTTCATCTTTTAGCCCGTATGGCATTTTTACTCCTCCTGATTCGTACCCTGCTTACAAAGCTTTTCTACTCTTGCTGTTTAAGTGTCCACTCACACGGTAAGACCACATCCTGACCATTCTTTGTAAAAAACGCAGCCTTCGCAAGTTTGATGAGATTCACAATATTTCCTAAGTATTTCCTCAGACTTTCGTGCTTCTTCATCCTCAGACTTTCGTGCTTCTTCATCGGAAGTATCCATTAATCCTCGCTCCCTATAAGCTTGTAATTCTTTTAACGCTGCGGCGATTTCGGCAAGTTCAAGACCTGTGAACCCTCCGTTTTCTTTAAGCTGTTTTAATTCCGTAGGAGTACCGATATCTTCATATTCGGCAAGCTTTTTTAGTACAGTTCTCACGTCCTCTGTTGTCATTTCTGCTGAAGTTGTATCATCATATTTTCCTTTTGTATAAACAACTGTTTTAGTCAAAACCCTTGTTAATCTCTCCATCTATTTTCTTTCCTTTCCCCTCCGGAATAAATCCGGAGGAATCAATGGCATATAGCTCCACATGGAACCGTTAACGTGTTGCGTGTAATATGTATCTATCCTTAACCCTTGGAGGGTGTCCAGCTTTTCCATCTGCATGGTACAATGTTTAGCAAACTGCATACATATTCTTCTGCAAAAATACAGTTTTCGCAATATTCATGCTGGTTGCAATATTTTTTGAGTGTCTCCGCCGCTTTTCTTGCTTCTAAGTCTCCTGTTTTTCCCATTACGCCACCTCCCTGATCGTGATACCATACCGTTCAAGCATCAGTTTTCTCTTGATGATATATTCCGGATTTTTTCTTGTGCGCGGGGATTTTACGTCCTCGACAACAATCTTCCCTTCCTTGTCTGTGTAGCGGAAATCTGCTGTATAGGATACAGGGCGTTCTGTGGTGCCATCCTCTCGTTTCTGGCTGCCCACAAGGATGTATCTAGCCTGTCGCTCTAATCCTGTAATTTCTCCCGCTTCTTGCATTGCCGCAAGCTCTAAATAGCGATGCATTTCTCTCTTGCTGTCAAACTTTCCGGCTGTCGTAAAAATCTTTTTATTTCTAAATTTGTTCACAGGTAATTCCTCCCAAATGTTTTGATAAATTCTTCCCTCGTTCCGTTGTTCTCTTCCCAGTACTTCTGCGCTAGCTCCTTGAGATACCTGTCTAGTGGTCCGTTGGGGTTGCGATGTACTGCCTCGCCGCCGTTGGTATGGTGGTTCAGGCACAAATAAACTGTAAAACCATACTTTTCGGCTTGTTTTCTGTTGCTACTGCCATACAAGACGTGATGCCTATGCAGATTTCTAGTCGTTTTGCAGAAGAAGCACTCTTTTTTTGTTTGTAGTACGCTATTCATTTCTCTTCTTCCTTTCTTGGCTTCCATTTTCCTAGCATTTGTTCCAGTTCTCTTGGTGTTAGCGTTTCAATTCCTAAGTCTTCTGCTTCCTGTATCGTTCCTTTGATTAGCTCACTCATTTCCCGGCTGTCGTAGGTGTGTGAGCCCCTCATGAGCCTGTAAAACACTACCTCTTTGCCTTTTTCTAGCCGCCGTCCTATCGCAACTGTGTGAACGTCCTCTTTTTTGTACATGATGTCGGTTGGGACATTGGTTTTTAAAACTGCTATGTCCCCTTTTATCAGCTCCGGCTGTCCATATCTGCCTATCATCAAATTTTTGGCTTCCGCCTTGCTCGTGCCGACTTTCTCCGCTATTTTGGTGACCAGGACGTGGAAATAGGCGTTTGCCGACAGGCTTCTTTTCTTGCGGAACGGTTTAATTATTATGGACAACTTTTCCAGCTTTTTCAGTTCGTCCACGCCTTTTATAAACCGCTCCGCCTCGTTGATCTCCAGAGTAACTGTTATCTTTTTGCTAAAATAATCCACTGCTAAGTTTTTTATTTTTCCAGTTAAGTCCATGCTATTTCAGTCCTAATTCCTTCATGGCTTCGGCATATTGTTGTTGTGTCGTCTGATACAGTGATTTTAAACCTCTTTGACTTGCCCATTCTTTAATCTGGGCTTCCGTCATTCCTTTTTTTTGCATCAGATCATAGAGCCGTTTTGCCTCTTTCTCTGTGATAACCTCGTTGCGTTTATATTCGTCTGTATCCGCGTCTTTCGAGTCGTCCAGAAGAAACAAGCTATTTAAGGCGTATTTTCTCGCATAGCTCGATGCTGAGCCGGTAACTTGTGCTGCATCCATCTTTTTTTTGCTTTCTTCTTCTCTGGCGTATGCTGTAGTGCAAAAACTGCCCTCACTTTCTATGTCTTTTAAAATTGCTGTCGCCTTTATGTAAAATCGGTTGCCCAGCATAATAACTTCGTCGTTTACGGCTAATATTAAGCCTTCCCTATCCAATAAAGGCTTTACTGCCTCGTAGATGTCCTCTAAGCTCCTGTAACTATAGCCGCCATAATCACTGTATTTACTCTTGGGCACCTTTAATTCTGCTTGAATTTTTTGTAACTTTGTGTAAACATCTCCCATTTTTCTTACCTCACGATCACACTCTTTGAGGTCTCAAGATGTGCCCCTGCAACCTCTTTCCCGGCTTTAATCGCCTTCTTAATCGCTGTCTTGTCCGCCTGTGGCTCTGGAATCCTGATGTATTCCTCTGACAGACTGCCTAAATCGTCAATAGTCACAGACTCGTTGCTCTTGTAGAATACGCTTACTCTTGCCGTTTTGAGCTTTTCTCCGTCAAGAGCATGGGACAGATAGTCTTTACACCTCTGTGCGGCGTTCTCGCAACTTCTGCGGCGTTTCGCAAGCTTTTCTTCCTCCTCTTTGATTGCCTTTGCTTCTGCGGCATAATTCTTTACCGCCAGCGCGATTCCCTCCACTTTTTTGTCTCTCTCGATGTTGAGAGCCTCAAGTTTTTCGAGGTCAATAATTTCTCCTGTCTCCTCGTCTACACAATCCATAATTGTGCTGTCAATCTCGTATAGTGTCATTGCTCTAATTCCTCCTCATATCTCTCGTATTCGTTGTAGTTTGCCGCACCTCGTTTGATTGCTTTGTGTGCTGTTCTGCACTCGTATTCCGCCTCAAGGCACTGTGTCTTTAAGTACTCTCTAGCCGGGTCAAATCCTCGTTCCATTTCCTGTACCCCATGTCTCTTTAATAGCCTTTCTCAGTTCGTTGTAACCTCTGGCGTATGCCTCTATCCTTTTCATGTCGTTGCTTCTTTCAACGCCCGTCTTAAACAATTCGAGCATCCCTTGCGCCACCTCTTTGTCTTTGACAGTAATCGTGACTTCTGCCGGGATTACTCCTTTTCCTATCACTTCATTGTCGTATTCCTTTGCCGGAACTCCTGTTATATTAATCATTGCATCCATAACCTAACCTCTCTTTCTTTCCTGCTATCCAATCCCCCAACGCTCCCTCGCACTGTTCCGGGGTATAATTTTTATTATCCTGCTCTAACCGCCCAACTATTTCTCCCAGTGTGGGTAGTTCTGGTACTGTTTCTTTTCGCTCTATCGCTCCCGCCGCTCTTATCATCTCTTGGAGCTTCGGTGGGTACTTGTCTATCTCCTTTTGTGCTTCTAACGCCGCTCTGTAGCTTCTGAGGAAATTTGACTGTATGACCGTCTGAAAGTCCGCTGAATCTACTACCGCCCAATCATGGAGCGTCTGTGGCGTTCCTACTGCCTTTTGCAACGTAGGAGGCAGTTTGTCAAATTCCTCTCTGTAGCCGTAAATCCCATTACTGCACGCCTTTGCCACTGTTGCCCACGCTTCCTGCTCGCTCAGGTAGCTGCTTTCTGCCTTGAGCTTACTGGTGCACTCCAAAATGTCTGCCGGTGTCGGCGGAAACTTGCCTGTTGTCATGTACATCTGTGCCGCCACGCTTATCGTCTGATAGTCGTTGTTCTTACCTACTAAGCGGTACCACATGTCTAACGCCTGTTCGTTGGGAACAAATCCCGGAGCCGTGTAAACGGTCTTTAGTGCAGCCACAATTTTAGAAAACTCCGAAATCGTCATACATTCCGCCTCCCTCCTGTTCTTTCTGTGCTGCCCAGTGCTGTATATCTCCGTACAGTCGGTCGTTAATGTTCTTCGTGCTGTCGTTACCTGTTTTCAGCTCAAAGAATCCTAACCACTCCTTGTCCAATGACTGGTCTATGATTTTTTTCATCATTCCCAAATCTCCGCCGGACAGCTCGTGTAATTTTTTGAGTAAAGCTTTCAAAGCTCTGTCTGTCCTTACTGGCTTTCTGATTTTTTTACGCATGGCAAGGAATTCCAAAAACTTGCAGTTAAGTTCTTCGTCCTCGAAATACTGTTCTGGCTCCTTCGTGCGCACACTCTCTTTTATTCCTTTAGTACTTGATTCCTTAAGTATTTTATTATTTAAGTATTTTATTCCTTTAGTATTTAATTGCGTTGGATTTTCCTGTATGGGTTTTTCCTGTGTTGGTTTTTCCAATATAGGCTTTTCCTCTTTAGGTTCTTCCAATACAGGTTTTTCCTGTGTTGGCTTTTCGTAAATGTCGTAAACTGTACCGCTTACCTGTCCTTTTTCGTTTCTCTCACGAGTCACTCTCAGGTATCCGAATGTTTTTAACTCTTCTAATGCGGCTCTTACGCCGTCTACGCCGTCTTTATTTAGGTTTGCCAGACCCTTGACTGTAAAGTCCCAGTCTTCTGGCAAACTAAGCATAAGACTCAGTAAGCCTTTTGCTTTTAAAGACATACCCTTTTCTCTAAAATGATAATTCGACATAACGGTGTAGTCTGTCGTTTTATTTATTCTCATTATTGCCATACGTCTACCTCCTATCTTGACAAATTGCCAAGTCTTTTGTAAAATCTAGTTATGTTTTATTTGGCAAGAGCTTAATGGTAGGGCTCTTCCTTTTTTACCTCGTGTTCTACATCGTCTTTATCCGTGTAGAACACTTTGTCATACTCTACACCTTGTTGTCGTCCTAAGAGGGTGTAGAGTAATCTAATAACATACTCTTTTCTTGGAGGCTCATTCATTTTTTTATTCACCTCCTAACTTCCTTTCGGGTATCACAACTATTTTCACGTGCAGTTCCTTAGTGATGCGTTTCAAAGTTTCCGCATTAGGAAATCGCCTGCCTGTTTCGTATTGTCTGATTGTAACTTCGGCTAATCCACATCTTTCAGCCAGTTCTTTCTGAGTGATTCCACGTGCTTTTCTTGCTATTGCAAGCATCCCCCTTATATCTCCTACTTCCATCTTTACACCTCAAATCTCTGTTGACGGTTATACTCGTCAATCTTTAACTTTGTATTTGTTTTCGGCTCCCAGTTATCTACGTAGTCAATAGCTTCCTCATAGCGTTTGCGAGGGATGTTGTTCCGGCTGTTAACCTTAAATCTGTCTTGTAAATCCCTGTTGCACTCCGCGAATACAACTTTGCTGATATATGCATATGCTTCTGTGTCCTTGCCACCTAATGCGTTGAGAACCGCTTTATTGACGTGCTGCCGTAGTGTCTGTTGTTGTCCGTAGTCAATCACCATATTACTCTCAAGGTTTTTTATACGGTCTTCGTGGTCTCCGTAGCCTGTGGCGAGTAAGCCTATCTGCTCCGCTATTGTTGCAGGCTTCTGATAACCACCTGTCTTTCTAATAGACGGGAGAACCTCTCCGGCTACCCAGTCGGTAAAGCGTTCTGCACTTTCTTTGCGGCTCTGGAAGATTACTTTGTAAAGGTTGAGTTCATTCACAAAGTTTGCATTTTGTCTCCTGCCTACGCTGTCGATGACCATACCAGTAGTAACCCCATCGGGTTTTAATCTTGATTTGACTCTGCTAGGTTGTTCAAGGTCCAATGCGTGGCAAACATCCGCTAAGCAGAAATACGGTTCATCATTAATTATCTGTGTCCGAATTGCTCCAAACTCATTGTTTTCGAAGATTTGAATATTTTTCATCTAGTCACCTTCTTTCTGTTCCTCACGTTCCTGCTTCTTATTGCTTGCCATTGCTTCACCCATACCAAGCAGGTAGCCTTTATTAAATTCAGACATATTAGGAATAGCTTTTGTTATAGCTTCAAGAATCTGTTTTTCTTTTTCTGACATTTTCAACACCTCTCTTTCTCGACCTGCCATCATCAGTACCGGGCGGTCATTTCCGGCAGACGGTCATTTCTGACCGTTTCGGCTAATTTGAAATGTTCTGTAATCCTGCGATTACAAGTGCAAGTGTTGTTTTACCATTGTTTGCTTCTTTTGCTCTTGCCATTAATGCTGAATAAAGTTCATGAGGGATGTTCTTTGTACCGTTTAAAGCAGCTAAACATTCATCGTAAGTTAATAAATTAATCATTTCTTTCGCCTGCTCAATGCTTTCAAGCTTATCAATTTTCTTATTTGCTAAATCTTCTCTTGTTATCATGCTTTCCCTCCTGTTTGGTTGTCTTGTGTTTCTTAGCTTAGTTATACTTTATCATAACTCAGATAAATTGTCAATAGTTTTTTATAACTCAGTTATATTTTTTATTGACTTTGTAATTACTATGGTGTACTATACTAATTAGAAAGGAGGTGTCAAAAATGAATCGTCTTAACGAAAGAATTGATTATCTGATAAAGAGTCTTGGGATGAAAAAAACAGCTTTCGCTGAAAAGCTTAATGTATCACAGGCTTTTGTATCACAATTATGTTCAGGGGTTAAACAGCCTAGTGAAAGAACAATACAGGACATATGCACTAAATTTAACGTCAATGAAGATTGGCTACGAACTGGAAACGGTGAAATGTTTATCGAATTAACAAGAGATGAACAGATAGAAAACTTTGTCGGTGATGTACTGAAAAGCGAGGAAGATTCTTTTAAAAAGAAATTTATTTCGATGCTTTCGGCGTTAGATGAATCCGACTGGGAAGTTCTTCAAAAGATGGTGGAGCTAATGCAGGAAAACAAAAAGGGCTGATTATTTCAGCCCCAGTAAAGCCTTGATGTGTACGTAGATGAGCCGCAAACAACGCTCATCTGCCATATCAAGCATTTTAATAATTTCTTTCCTGTAATCCATGTAACCCCTCCTGTTATCAAATCTTTACTGCATTATATGATGCACGTATCTCACTTATTCATTTTGGACATTATTTTCAACAAATCCCTTGATATTTTATTCAATATCCTGTATAATTTTATCCAAATTATTAATATATTAATAATAAAAAGGAGAAGAAACTATGAGCAAGGAAAAAACTAAAGTTTGTAAGTACTGCAAAGAAGAGATTGACGCAAAAGCTAAAGTGTGTCCTCATTGTCAGAAGAAACAGGGCGGCAAGTTGAAATGGGTAATTATCGTTATCATCGTTCTGGCTGTTTTAGGAATGGCAATGGGTGGTGGTGACGATGACAGTTCTTCCACTGATTCTCAGACAAAGAGTACAACAGCGGCCAAGAAAGAAACTGCTAAAAAGGCTGAAACAAAAGAGAAAGACAGCGTAAAGGTTGGCGAATCTTTTGAAAATGACGGTTTAAAAGTAACTGCTAAAAAAGCCGAGTTTGGATATGATGCCGGAGAGTATTTTACTCCAAAAGATGGATGCGAATATGTAGCCGTAGACTTTACTTGTGAAAATATTGCAGAAGAAGGCGACAAATATGTATCTGTATCTGATTGCGAATGCTATGCAGATAATTCAGCTTGCGAGCAGCAATACATAGGAGACAGTGATTTTGTTAACACTAACTTGTCTCCAGGAAAGAACGTAAGCTTTACGGCATACTACGAAGTACCAAAAGACGCAAAGAAAGTGATTTTAGAATATAGGGCTTCATTCTGGACAGATAAGAAAGTAACTATTAATTTAAAATAATTAGTCCGCTAGTAGGACGACAAACAAGAAGGAAGAACCAATTCTTCCTTCTTTTCTTTTTTCTCAAAATAATAAAAAAGCACCTGTCGAAACAAGTGCTTTCGTTTTGAATTAATATACCAGTGTCAATTCCCTTTCGTCATTGTGTAAAAAGTCGTCCGCCTCTTTCAGATTGTCAAACGTTTTTACAACGTTCCACTCTTCGTCCTCGACACTGATTTTCATTTCTGTAATTTCTTCGGTGTCGCCGGACTCCACGATTTCGCCGTCTTCGTCATAGATTTCTGGCAAAATACAGTATTCCGTAATTAGATAGCAGCCTTCGGCGTTTCCGGAATAATAGGTAATATCTGTCTTATGTTTTTTTAAGACTTCTCTTGCTTCTTCTAATGTGTCACAAGATTTTACCAATTCGATAAAAACATCATCGCAGAAAAATGTACACCCCTGCACTATTTCTGAAATGTCTCTTTCTTTAATCTCTCGTGTAGCTTTATATACGTTATACTTTTTCATGTTTTTTTCCTTCCTGCCTTCGTAACCTCCGCGGCGGGTATTTACTTGACTTTGCGATAATATTTTGCTATAATATAGTTGTCCGCATATTGTATATGCGTGTGAGTAGAAACTATTTTGTTGACTATTAAGTCAATGGAGAAGGGGGCTGTTTTCAGCCTCTTTTTTCTGTGTCTAATAGCATCTGTAAATAATCTTCTCCCACATCCTCATGCGGCATTTCCCACAATTTTTCTGCTGTGTATCCCAGTTTGTGCAATTCGCGCACTCTTTGTTTGTTTTCTGTTTCCTCGTCATTGCAGGCGTACAGGAAATCGTACAAATCTGGAAATTGTTTTCGCAGGGCGGCGTGAGTATTTTTTTCTACCATGTCCGTTATCTTTCTTACTTCGGTTTTTCTGTCAGAAACTAACGCTTCGTGAATTTTTGACAGTGCCCATGAATCTACTTCATCATGTTTTCCTTTCATCCAAAGTTTAGCCCGTCTTTCTCGCAAATCCAGCGCGAGTGATACAAAGAAAGCTTGTTCTGTTTTCTCTTTGAGTTCACAAAAGTCCTCTTTTGCAGTTCCTGTAGATTCATTTTTCTTCAAAAAACCCAACATTTCTTTTTTTGCTCTTTCTGCTTCTTTCATCATTTTTTTCTCCTCCTTATTAAAAAGTTTCCATCAATTTAGAGCTTACAAGACTAGCATAATCATCGGCTAATTCTTCTTTTGTCATATAGTTTCCGAAGCAAATTTCAGCCTTGTAAATTTCTTTAGCAGTTATAAAAAGATTAATAAACCACTTAGCATCACTTATTTTTTCGATGTCGATTAAATTTTTTTCTCTAATTGAAACAAAATAATTACTTCCACTTTCTTTTTCGTTTTTTAAACTGATATTCAACGCTTTGATCATGCCTTCTTTAATGTCTTTCGCCCATGCAATCTGTTTTACGGAACCTTTTGTGATTTCTCCCATATGCTTTGCTTCCTTCCATGCTTTTTTCAATCCTTCGGAGATGCAAAGACCTGCCTTTTTAACTAACTCCCACGCTCTTTTCATAATGTTTGATAAATTGTATTTTTTCATTTCTTTGTATCTCCTCTCTTGATTTACTCACATTATACACGATAATGACTATTATGTCAAGAAAAAAATACACGAAAATGTATTAT